GATACAGATAACGCACACGCACACAATAAGGGGGTGTGGTAAATGGTTAAAGCCGCGGGTAAGTCTTCATTAGATGCCCGAAAATCAGAAGCCACCAAAACAGCCGAAAAAAAGACGAAAACAGCCGCCAAAACAACCAAAAAGAAGGCGACTTCTACGAAAAAGGCACAGGCTTCTGCTAAAAAGGCAGCAGTTAAGACTGTAAAGACAAAGAAAGTCGAGCCTGTCAGTGACGAGGCGAGAAGAAAACGACTGATCAAGAACGAAGTGCGCAGGTTATCGGATACCTTCAAGGACATTCCGAGCGAAAAGAAGCGACTCGTGAAGGCAACCATTGATGATGTGGCATTTTTGAGCGTTTCAATGCAGGAGCTGCGCGATCAGATCAACCGGGATGGCATGGAGATAGAATACCAGAACGGTGCAAATCAATGGGGCACAAAACAAAGCCCGGCAGTACTTTCTTACTTGCAGATGAGCCAAAAGCAGACAGCAGCTATGAAGATCCTGCTTGACTGTCAGCCAAAGGCCGAAGTCAAAGAGCCTGAGGATAAATTTGATGATTTCGTAGTGATGAGGGGTGATGATTAGTGGTCAGATACCCGGATAACTACAACCCAATCAAGACATACTGGGAGCGCATCTGTGACGGAAGAGAGATAGTAAGCGACAAGGTGCGCAGGACATACGAGATGATCACGAAAGAGATGGATCATCCACAGGCATATCACTACAGCCCAAGAAGGGCAAAGCACGTTATAGAGTTCTTTGAAAGTTATTGTCACCACAGCCAGGGCAAAGCAGGCGGCCAGCTCGTAGTATTAGAGCTTTGGGAAAAGGCTATGCTTGCTTCCACGTTTGGCTTTGTGGATGATAACGGCCTGCGGAAGTACAGGCGGGCAATACTGATAGTAGGCAAGAAGAACGGCAAGAGCCTTTTAGCTTCCGGAGTAGGCAACTATATGCTGATCGGAGACGGAGAAGCAGGACCGCAGATCTACTCCGTGGCTACCACGAGAGAGCAGGCCCGGATCATCTGGAAAGAGGCAAAGCGGATGGTCAATAAATCACCCGCACTCCGTAAGAGGATAAAGCCGCTTGTAGCGGAGTTATCCAGCGAGGGATACAATGCCGGAACCTTCAAGCCTCTGGCAAGCGACACCAACACGCTGGACGGCCTCAACATACACTGCGCACTGATGGATGAGATACACCAGTGGAAGAACGGCAGGGCGCTGTATGACATCATAGCCGATGGCGTAGTGGCAAGAGAGCAGCCGCTGATATTCGTAACGAGTACAGCCGGAACCGTCAGGGATGACATCTATGATGAGATCTATGACGAATGCGAGCGCATCATAAACGGCTATAACGACCCGAACGGATACAAAGACGAGAGAACCATAGCATTTGTCTATGAACTTGATAAGAGAGCCGAGTGGACGGATGAAAAATGCTGGAAAAAAGCAAACCCCGGCCTCGGAACGATAAAGAACCTTGAAACCTTAAGGCATGAAGTGGAAAAAGCCAAGCAGGACCCGATGCTTGTAAAGAATCTTGTGTGTAAGCAGTTCAATATACGCGAGACATCAAGCGAAGCATGGCTGACCTTTGAACAGCTCGACAACAGAGAACTGTTCAATATCGCAGAACTTAAGCCCAGATATGGCATAGCGGGAGTTGACCTCTCATCCAGCGTGGATCTGACCTGTGCAACCCTGATCTTCCAAGTGCGGAATGATGAGCGGATATATGTAGAGCAGATGTACTGGATACCGGAAGACAACCTTGAAAAGCGGATACATGAGGATAAGATACCGTATGACATCTGGATACAGCAGGGCTTCTGCAGGACATCTCCCGGCAACAAGATAGATTATCGCAAGATCGTTGAATGGTTTAAAGAGCAGCAGGAGAAGAATGATATCTACATCTGGCGGGGAGGATATGACTCATGGAGTGCCAAGTACTTTGTAGATGATATGGAGAGCGAGTTCGGCAAGGGCGTTATGGAGCCGGTGATACAGGGTAAGAAAACCTTGAGCGCACCAATGAAGAATCTCGGCGCTGACTTGACGAGAAAGCTGATCGTATATAACAACAACCCGATCCTGAAGTGGTGCCTGACGAATACCAGCGTAGATGTGGATAAAAACGACAATATCCAGCCTATGAAGGTGAGTATAGGCAGGAACACAAGAAGGATAGATGGTGTGGCATCACTCCTGGATGCATATGTAGTCAGGGAGAGATATCTGGAAGAGTACCGGACGATTATGTGAAAGTTGCACCGGTGCAACAGGTGGACAAGATGGGATTATTTAACAAAAAAACAAAAGAATCAAAGACAGTTTACAAGATGATTACCGATAAGGGCAATGGATATTATGCCTGGAACGGTAAGCTGTATCAGTCAGACATCGTGAGGGCCTGCATCAAGCCGAGGACTAAAGCTATCGGCAAATGTGTTGCAAAGCACATCAGGACCACTATCACGGAAACTGAGAACGGGCAGCAGAAGAAGATCGAAGTTAATCCGCTTGTAAATATCCGCTTCCTGCTTGAAGAGCCGAACCAGTACATGACCGGACAGATGCTGCAGGAAAAAGTGGCGAATCAGCTCTCGCTTAATGGCAATGCATTTATCCTGATCCTTCGGGACGGTAACGGAGTGCCTACAGGGCTGTATCCGCTTCCGGTGACATCCATAGAGGCAAAGTATGACGAATCCGGCGCACTCTGGCTTAAGTGCACCTTTGAGAATGGCAAGATAGATACTTTCAGCTATGACGACATCATCCACATCCGTGATGATTACTACAGCAATGATCTATTCGGGGACAGCCCGCAGGGAGCGCTTACATCCGTGATGGATGCCGTCAATATGGCAGATCAGGGCATGAAGAATGCTATTAAGAACAGTGCAGTAGTGCGCTGGCTTTTGAAGTTTACATCATCCATGAGGCCGGAAGACATCAGAACGAACGCTAAACAGTTTGCAGACGATTATCTGGACACCACACAGAATAAGGGCATAGGCGTGGCAGCAGTCGATGCAAAGGCAGATGCCATACAGGTAGAGCCTCATGACTATGTACCGAACGCTGCACAGACTTCCGGGCAGGTAAACAGGATATATGCATATTTCAACACGAATGAAAAGATAGTGCACTCGACCTATACAGAAGACGAGTGGATCTCATACTACGAGCAGGCCGTTGAGCCTATAGCTGCGCAGATGGCAAGAGAATACAGCCGCAAGCTCTTCAGCCGTCTTGAACGCAGTCGCGGAAACCAGATTGTATTTGAGTCGAGTGCGCTTACTTTTGCCAGCATGAAGAGCAAGCTTGAGCTGGTACAGTTCGTAGACCGTGCGATCATGACTCCTAACGAGGTGAGAGCATATCTCAATCTCGTACCTATAGAGGGCGGAGACCGGGCACTTCTGAGAAAGGATACCGGACATGCTGACGGAGCAGAAAACGAAGAAAATACTCCGTCAAGCGGCGACACCGAAAACGCAAAAGCAGAAAAAACGGCGGCTCCGGCAGGGGTAAAACCCGCAAAGCCTTAAAAGGAGTCAGTGGAGGTAACGTATGAAAGAGATAACCATAAACGGCACCATAGTATCAAATGACGACAAAATGATCTATGACTGGCTGGATATAGAGGCGGCTTGCCCGAAGGATATCATCAAGAGCCTTAAGGAAGCAGACGGGGATGATGTAACTATCCTGGTTAATTCCGGCGGCGGAGATGTAATGGCGGGCAATGAGATATACAGTGCCCTGAGGCGCTATGAAGGCAATACCATAGCAGAGATAACAGGATATGCTGCCAGTGCAGCGACCATTATATGCTGTGGAGCCGATGTAGTCAGAGCGAATCCGGGCATACAGTATATGATCCACAATGTCAGCACATGGCAGGGAGGGGATCATAAGGACATGGAGAGCATGGCAGAAGTTCTCCGGACCGCAGATAAGAGCATAGCGAACATCTACCACCTTAAAACTGGAATGGATGAGCAGAGCATATTAGCCCTCATGGACTCCGGGGCAAGCAATATAGGTAAGTGGATGGATGCCAAAGAAGCAAAGCAGTATGGCTTTGTGGATGAAATAATCGGAGACAACGGCAGCCTTGCGCAGCCGATCTCAATATACAACGCATTCGGCACAGTACTCAGTGACGATGTGAAGGCAAAGATCAGACGGGAAATAGAAGAAAACCGTCAAAGAGCAAAAGCAAGGCTGAACTTGCTGAGATTAAAAGGAGGTAGCAAATGAACCGCGAAGAGTACACAAAGAACCGTAATGAGCTTCTTGATGCAGCTAACGCTGCCGTAGAAGCAAGCGACATGGAGACCTACAAGGCAAAATGCGATGAAGTAGAGGCTCTTGACGCTAACTGGGAGCAGATGGCACAGGCTAAGGCTAACATCGAAGCTCTCAAGGGCGCTGCAAAGGCACCCGTGAACATCACACCGGCCGGAAACTTCAAGGCCGAGACAGCAGAGGATACTGATCTTGAGTATCGTAAGTCTTTCATGAACTATGTCATGAAGGGTGAGCCTATCAAGATGAGCAATAACGATGCTACATCTCTCACAACCGACGTAGGAGCAGTTATCCCTCAGGTTATCGTGAACAAGATTGTTGAGAAGGTCGAGAAAGTCGGCAACATCCTCAACCTCGTAACCCGCACATACTACAAGGGCGGCGTAGTGGTTCCCACATCCGCAGCAAAACCCACTGCAGCATGGGTAGCAGAGCAGGGTGATGTAGACAGCCAGAAGAAGCAGCTCGGCTCCGTAACCTTCGCTTACAACAAGCTGAAGGTGAAGGTAGCCGTATCTCTCGAAGTAAGTGTTATCACTCTTGATATCTTCGAGAAGACCCTCATCAACCAGGTATCTGAGGCTATAGCTCGCGCACTTGATGCAGCTATAATCAATGGCCGTGGCACAACCACATATCATGAGCCTGAAGGCATCCTTAAGTCTTCTAACCTGGTAGAAGGTCAGAACGTAGATGTAACAGAAGGCAATGCTTTTGCATACGCTGATCTGATCGGCATGGAAGCTCTCCTGCCTGAAGGATACGATGATGCCATCTATGTGATGAACAAGAAGACCTTTGTATCTCAGGTGCTGGGTATGGTTGATACCACAAAGCAGCCTATCGCAAGAGTAGACAGCG